ATGTCGCGCTTGGTTATTGCCGGGTTGGAAAACATTGCTCTCGAACTCGGGTGTTCGAAGAAGACACTGTACAAATGGATCCAAGACAAACGCTTCCCCGCCTTCAAAATGGACGGAGTGTGGCGCGTGCTGCCTGGCGACGTGGAGCAGTGGCTCATGGCCCGGCGTGCGGAAAGCGATCGCAGGTGTCGTTTCGCGCCGCCCGTTTCTCTGTCTCAGGCGGTGCCCTAAACCCCATGTCAAGAGGAAATGTTAGGGAAATAGCGGGTATGTGCGGCGCCTCGCAGAACCCTCCGAAAACCCGGGGTATACTCTGCGCAAATAACGCGGAGGAAAGCATGGCTACATCTTTGTTACCAGAATTCAAACCCGAGGCAGATCTCGAACCTGAGATAGATTGGAGCGCATTGCCCTCTAGCCTAACCGAGATCAAGGAAGTCGCCGGGGCGCCGGCTGCACTGGCTCTGGCTGCGCACTACGGCGGCAGCTCGTTGTATGTCCCGCGTACGGCCAAGCTCGGACATCCTTTGACGCAACTGCTTGGTCGCGAGGCTGCCGCGGCGCTGGCCGCCTCGTTCGGAGGCGATCGCATAGACATTCCGAAGCGTGACGCGATTCTGCGCCAATTCCGGTTCCGGAACATCCAGGCCGCACGAGAAAAAGGCGCCACGATCACAGCGCTGGCCACCCAACACGGGCTGTCGCGCCGGCGCGTGCTCCAACTTTTGGCCCAAGCCTAGGAGTCAGGCCATGGCGAACATCCCTCTTGTCACGGTCGCAGTCGTATGCAGCGACCCGTCCGGGAATCCCGCGGTGGGCGTCGAAATAGAGGCACGGCTACGCCGCAAGGACTCGCACGGTGCAGACGTTCCTGCCCACGAAATTTTCACTGGGGTCGTGGTTCCAGTGCTCGCCGTGGCAAAAACCGACAACGCGGGCGCTGCCGCGCTCCGGCTCTTTCCCAATGAATTGGGCCAGCGGGCGAGTTTTTACGAGGTGACAGTCAACGGCCCTGAAGGCCCGATAACCCTGCGCGCCGTAGTCCCCAACCACGACTGCAACCTCTGGGACATCGTAGACTACGAGACCTTCCCGGTCTCCTACTGGTCGGATAAGGTTGCCAAGCCCACCACAGCCGTATCCGGTCACTTCGCCGCGTTCGACGGATCGCGCGGCATCGTTGATTCTGGCTACGGTCCAACCGAACTCCTCAGCGGCGGTATTGAGTTCTTCTACCCCTTTGATTTTGGCGACGCGACACCGACCACACTCTGTACCGTTGCCGCAGGCAAACGTGTGTTGGAAGCTGAGATTTCCATCACGACCGCGTTTAACGGCGCAGGTGCTGGCCTTTCCATAGGCGATGCTGACAGCGTTGGGAATTTGATGCCTGTGGCGTTCAACGCCCCAGACACGGCGGGGACATACTCAGCAAGTCCAAACTATCTCTATGCGGTCGCCACGGTTGTGCATCTTTACATCACACCCGGCGCAGGCGCTACACAAGGCAACGGCGTTGTAAGGCTAAAAATTCAACCCTAATAAGAGGAGAACGCTATGGGACTCTGGAAAGATTTACTCGGAATTTTGGGCGACAGTTTGAGCTTGGGGCTGGCTGGGGTGAGACTCAAGGACAGCTCAGGCAATCTGCTCGTGCGCAACGCTGGCGACAGCGCTGACGCTGCGGTAACCGCTTCCAAGGTCAACGTGTCTGGCGATGTGCTCGATGTCAACTCAGACGCGGCCGGGGCGGGCGCGGACTGGAAATACTCAATCCAGCGGCCATCGTCTGGCATGAGCGCCGCAGTAGTGCTCACTTTGCCCCCGACTGACGGCAACGCGAGCGAGGTTCTGACGACCGATGGCAACGGCGTGCTGACGTTCCAGGCTGCGGGCGTCACTGGGCTCTGCCGAAAAGCGGACACGACCGCGCTGGCTTTCGGCGCTGCGTCGCCCCTCGCGCTGTTCACTCTGCCCGCCAACGCAATCATCCATGCCGTGACTGTCTTTGTCCGCACGGCGTTCAATGGCGCAGCTCCGACCATGAGCGTGGGGATCGCGGGGACCACATCCAAATACATGGCCGCGACGCAGGTGGATCTGAAGACCATCGGCCAGTATGAGGTTTCGCCTGGTCTCGCGGCCAGCGGCTCAACGGAGTCGCTGATTGCCTCTTATGCAGCGGATTCTTCCTCGGCTGGCGCGGCGGACATCGTTGTTGAATACTCGGTGCCTGCGTAAGGCAAAGGATCAGGGCGGCTGTGGCCGCATAAGAGCCTCTAAAAAAGGCTCTAAGCGGCTGTGGACGCATATAAAAGAGGCTCTAAATGTCAAGATACTCTGACATAATAGGATCGGTTGTCGGCGGAGTGAAAAAGTCATTTGCTCTCTCCGATCACGACCACGGCGATAGTGCATTGATCAATGGGGCATTTGAGATTTGGCAACGAACGACTAGTGATGCCGCGGTCACCACTGCTCGTAAATACGTTGCTGATCGTTGGGCCGTCAAAACGGGCGCAGGAATCCTTACTTCGGTCGCCCGTTCTACCACTGTCCCTACTGGCTCTTTAGCCCAATACTCTTTAGCCCTCACAGGGAAAGCTGGAGTGACTACTGTTGATGTTGGGCAGAGAATAGAAGCCTCAAACATCCCTAAAATAAACAGAACAGTAACTTTTAGCGCCAAGATTTACAATAACACTGGAGCTGCATTCACTCCAGTATTACTAGTTGGTACTCCTTCTGCTTCTGATAATTTTACGACAACGACTGTTCGCAATGGTGGTAGTGGTGAGAATCTTCAATCTTGTGCTGACCAGGCGTGGAATACAGTCTCTTGGACTGCGGACATATCAGGATACACAAATATCCTTTATGGATTAGAAGTAGTTATTCGCATTCCATCAGGGAGTATGGTTGACAGCGGTGTTGTTTACATCACAGAAGTTCAATTAATCCCTGGGTCTGTAGTTTCTCAATTTTCCAAAAGAATGGCAGGGATAGAGTTGGCGCTATGCCAGCGGTATTACGAAATTGCAAGTGGAAATGCTTACGAGAGCATATTCCAAAGCTATGTTTCAAGCGGGCAGACTTATAGGTTTGGCGTTCCATTTAAAACACAAAAAAGGTCTTCGCCTGTTTGTACTTATGCCAACCTAAGTGGAGATGTCGGGTTTGACCAATCCGCCCCGACATCGCTAGGCGCTAACATTTACGGGCACTCTGTTTATAAAACAGCAAATGCAACTGTTGCGAGCGGGTATTATTACTTTTCTTGGACCGCCGATTCAGAGCTTTAGAAAAAAATAAAGGCATATTCATATGCAGATTTCATCAATGAACCGAGGAAAGCTAATCGAAACAGCAAGGGCAACATCGTACTCTGTAAGGCTTCGCACTGGCGAATTTTCCTGGTGCGCACTCCATAAGGATCAAGCTAGTGACATACTACTGCCCTGCCCAGACGCGCAATGACTTCAGATCGCGCGTGCAAAACTTGTAATTGTAACAAAAGGAGCTTCTCATGATATCAGTGAATATCCAGCATCACGACCTCGAAAACCCCGATGCCTACGACGATCACCCGCAATACCTGAGGAAACAGGACGCTCAGACGAGCTATGCTTCCTTCGGTCATAACCATGGCGCCGCCGGCGGTATGCAGGTCATCCACAGCACCCTGAGCGGCCTGACCAGCGACGACCACTTGCAATACCTGACGCTGGAACGCGCCAACGACCACTACGCGGGGAGCAACCACAACCACAGCGGCGTCTACGCCCCGGCCAGCGAGGGTGTTTCCGGCGGCAACGCGCACGCTCATTCTTCCGCTGAAGGCGACGGGGCGCAGATCGACTACAATAGCCTGCTCAACCGGCCACCCCTCCCCGAGGGGCTCCCCGCTGGCGCGGTCGCCTATTTCGCAATGTCCACCGCGCCCTCTGGGTGGATCAAATGCAATGGGGCAGTAATTAGCCGTACTACATACGTAAATCTTTTTAACGCTATCGGTGTCGCGTTTGGGGCTGGCGATGGATCGACAACGTTCAAACTCCCAGATCTGCGCGGAGAGTTCCTCCGCGCGTGGGATGATGGACGCGGCGCGGATACTAGCCGCGCGTTTGGGACTGCTCAAAGCGATCAAAACAAAAGCCACACCCACAACCTGGATATCCCCTTCCAGATGGCGCCCTTATCGCCAAGTGGTGCTGGTGATGCCGCCGTCAGATGGCCTTGGGGGACATATACAATTGGCGTCACCGCATCTGGTGGAGATGAATCGCGGCCCCGCAACATCGCTTTACTCGCCTGCATCAAATACTAGGGGCTGTTTTAAACGGCGCAACGCTGCGCCGCCTGTGGCAAGAGGCAGACGGAACAGAAAGACGCATAACAATTATAGCCACAATGCAATGGAGTGGCGCGCTCAAGGAAGAAATCAATGCCTAACCTTTCCAAGGCCAGTCGTGCTCGTCTCGCGACAACCGACCCCGCGCTGCAAGCTATAGCCCATGAGGCCATCAAGACCTTTGACTTCATGGTGGTCTGCGGCCACCGGGGGCAGGCCGAGCAGGAGGATTGTGTGCGACGCGGCACGAGTCGCGTGCATTGGCCCAAATCCAAACACAACAAGCAGCCAAGCCTGGCCATGGACTGCGCGCCCTGGGTTGCGGGCAAAATCGAGTGGAACGACCGCGAGCTCTATGCCAGCATGGCCGCGACTATCAAAGCCGCGGCAAAAAAGCTCGGGAAGAGTATTGTCTGGGGTGGAGACTGGAAATCCTTTGTGGATTTGCCACATTTTGAGATTAGAGCCTCTAGCGAGTTTAGAGAATCTTGCGAGTCACCGAGCTTAGATTCTCTTATGCGGCCACAGCCGTCTCCGAGCGTAGAGGATCTTATGCGGCCACAGCCGATCACGGAAGCAGAGGGTGGTGGAAAAGAGCTCATCGTCCCCGAGAAACCCTTGTACAGTGCGGAAATCAACGCCGCAGCCCTACGTTTCAACCTGCCTGTGCGGCTCATCCAGGCGATGATCTTGATCGAGTCCGGAGGCCTGCCCTGGGCCATGCGCTACGAGCCGGAGTTTTACGACAAATACGTGGCGCAGCGCGAGATCAAGCCGCTGCGTCCTTGTTCCGAGGCGACTGAGCGCCGCGGCCGCGCGACCTCTTGGGGGCTGATGCAGATCATGGGCGAGACAGCCAGAAGCGTCGGTTTTGCCCGGCCCTATCTCTCAGAGTTGTGCGCTCCGGACGTCGGACTTCTTTGGGCGTGCAGCTACCTAGAACATTTGAAGAATCGGTTTGTAGCCTGGGGATGGTCCGCCGTGGTGGCGGCATACAATGGCGGGCCGGGCGCGGTGCTTGGGGCGGAACAGTTCACCAACCCGGAATACCCGCGCAAGGTGCTGGCCGCATTGGGCGGCGAGTGGCCCGCGTGAAAAAAGGAGAATGACGTGGAAACTAAGGCACTCTGGCAAAGCAAGACCTTTTGGGGCGTGATTATCTCCGGCCTGGCTGGCCTGCTCGGAATCTGGGGCAAGGGTATCAGCCCAGCGGATCAGCAAACGCTGGTGGAAGTCGCGCTGACAGTGGCTGGCGTTATCGGCTCGATCCTCGCGATCGTGGGCCGGATCACGGCCAAGACAAAAATCTCCAACCCGCCGGCCGCGCCGTTGGCTCTTATGCTGCTGTTGGCGCTCGCCTGCCTGGCCGCCGGAGGATGCACCGGGCTGTCACCATCTGTCCAATCAGCGCAGGCCATTGTCTCCCCCCAGGAGGCCGTGGACCTGGGCGCAAAGCTCGCCAAGAGCTACTTCGCGGTCCACGACGCTTACAATCAACTGTTGGGAAAAGCCGACTCCGACCTTGCGCACACGCTCAAGCGCAACGTCGCGCCAGCGCTCAACAAGACCAAGTATGCGATCATTGCCTACAACGACGTGGCCCTGCTCTATATGCAATCGAGCGAGCGGCCGGCGGATATTGCGGCGATGTTTAGCGCCGCGCGCACGCTCCTCGCAGACTGCACCAAGCTCATCCAGGAGGTGAAGAAATGAACGTCTCGCGTCTGGCTCCTTACGTTGCCCTGTTGCCTGAAATCTTCAATCTTGTCATGCGGCTCGCAGATGCCGCCAAGGCCCAGGGCGTCACAGTCCCAGGGCTCCGAGAACTGCAAGAACACCTGCGCGGGCTCCCCGATGTGGATGAAGAAGATTGACGGCGAGGTGTCCTTATGTCGCGCGTCCCGGCGCCTTTCCAGGCCGGGACGTCAGCGGCCGCAGCCGCTAGCAGAACCCGAAAACGAGACCTCACAATGGCTGGCTGTTATGTCTGAACAAAATATCCGCGACCTTTGGGACGCCATCGGAGAAGTCCGCAAAGAACAGGTGGAGATTAAGTCCCTGCTCGTCGAGATCAAAACCGTACTCTCCGAGCGCTGCGCCACGCGCGGCCAGCGCGTTGAATCGCTCGAACGCGACGTCAATGTCCTTAAGACGCGCGTCTGGTTCATCTCCGGAGCGGCCGCGACCCTCTCCGCCCTGGCGACCAAGTTCCTCGCCAGGCTCTGGCACTGATTCAACCGTCCATAACCAATCCTGCAACGACAAAGAGGCGCATCATGGAAGACGTCCACCGCGACCAGTTCCTCGCCCCATACCTCGCGTTCGACAATGTCGATGATCTCCTGGACGACGAACTGCCCTGTCCCTATCGGCCGCAGCGCAGCGTTTCGCCGAGCTCTCACGCGACGCAGCAGCCAAAATCGCCAGCCAAACGTCGTAAAGGAAAGAAGTGATGAAGGACAACGAATTGAGTATCGTCTGGCGTGACCCCAAAGAACTCACGCCCTACGCCAACAACGCTAAGGCCCATCCGGTCAGCCAAATTGATAAGGTCGCGGCCTCGATCGCGGCCTTCAAATTCGATCAGCCTCTCGTGGTCGATGCCCAGGGCGTGATCATCAAGGGGCACGCGCGCCGCGAGGCCGCGCTGAGGCTCGGACTCGCAAAAGTTCCGGTTATCGTGCGCGCAGACCTTTCCGAGACCGAGGCCAAGGCCCTCAGGCTCGCGGACAACCGCGTGGCAGAGAGCGACTGGCTCAACCAAGAACTCAGCCTCGAGCTCGAAGCCTTGCGCGGGCATGACTTTGACCTCGAACTCACGGGCTTTGACCAGGCCGAGTTGGACCGCCTTCTGTCGGCCACAATCGACGACGCAGCTGCTGCGCCGCCTGACGTGGGCTTCAAGGAGTATGACGAATCCGTGGCGCGCGAGGTCCCGACCGTCACCTGTCCGTATTGCGGGAAGTCCTTTGCTAAATAGCTATCTCGCCCACCTCGCAGCAGTCTGGGCCGAACATTGCGCCCCGCGCCAGCCGTCCGCGCCTGCCGTGGTTTCGACCTTCGCGGGCGCGGGCGGTTCATCGCTCGGCTATTCCATGGCCGGGTTCCGCGAACTGCTCGCCGTGGAAAAGAACGACAACGCCGTGGCCACCTTTCGCCACAACTTCTCCGGGGTCACGGTCTTCCATGGAGACATCTGCGAGCTCGAGGTCGCGACCGCCCTGCACCTGGCTGGGGTCGCTGTCGGCGAACTCGACCTCCTGGACGGCTCGCCGCCTTGCCAGGGCTTTAGCGCGGCCGGACGCCGCGACCCGAGCGATCCGCGCAACGGTCTGTTTCGCGAGTTTGTGCGGCTGCTGCGCGGACTCAAGCCCAAGGTCTTTGTCATGGAAAACGTCAGCGGCATGGTTCGCGGCGCCATGCGCCTGGTATTTTCAGACATCCTCGCCGCGCTCAAAGAGAGTGGCTATCAGGTCTCGGCGCGGCTCATGAACACCATGTATTTCCGCGTGCCGCAGTCGCGCGAGCGGTTGATCTTCGTTGGTGTCCGCGCCGATCTCTGCGCGGCCAAAGGTCTCGAACCAAGCCATCCGCGCGCCCAATATCGGCCGATCTCCATGGCCGCGGCCATTGGTGATCTTGGCGACGTCCAAGACCCGGCCCGCGGCCACGTCTGGCTCGACGAATCGCCCTCCGGACGCAACACAAAAACCTGGCCTCTCGCACACCAGGCCAGGCAGGGTGCCCGGTACGCAGGCCAGCAACGCCGCTACGTCTGGGACAAGCCCTGCGGCACGCTGCTTACGGCCTCGGCCGAGCACCAGGCCATGGACCCGTACCTGCGTTCTATCGGCTGCCATCCGCTGTACACGCGCACGCTCTCGCTCCTCGAATACAAGCGCATCGCGTCGTTTCCAGATGCCTTCGAGTTCGTTGGACCTCGGAAATTCGCTTATAACCGTATCGGCAACTGCGTTCCTCCGCTCTTTATGCGCGCCATTGCCGCGCACATCCGCGCACAAATCCTTGAGAGGCGCCCCAATGACCAGACGTAATGGAACCGAAAGACCGGCCAAGCTCACGCCCGAGCGCCAGAACCTGCTCATCGAGCATCTCCGGCTCGGGCACACGATCCGCGGCGCCGCGTCCATGGCCGGCATCAGTAAGACCAGTTTCTATCTTTGGATGAAACGCGGCCGCAGCGAGCTCGACAGGCTCGAAGCTGACCCCGACGCTGCGCCGCTTAAGCCAGAGTCTATGTACGTGCGGTTTTGGCTGGCCGTGGATCGGGCCATGGCCGAAGCCGAAGCCCGGCATCTGAAGGTCATCGACGACGCGGCCCAAGGCGGCGCCGAGGTCGTGGAGACCATCGTGGTCCTGGGCCACGATGGCAAGCCCATTCGCAAAACCGCCAAGAAAAAGGTTGCCGGGCCGCAGTGGCGCGCCGCGCGCTGGTGGCTGGAACGCCGCGCGCCCGAGTTCGGCGGCCGACGCTTTGAAGTCGTCGGTCTGGCCAACAACGAGGTCCAATTCGCCCAGGCCGTGGACCTGAACAAACTCGAAAACGATGAACTCGCCCAATTGGAGGCCCTGCTTGAAAAATGCGCCATCGTTGGACGAAGTGCGGAAAGCACGGACACGCAGAGCTGA